TTCCAAGTGGTCGTAACTCCTGAGTACTCTGATCCATATACATACACCTTTACGGGGCGTGTAACAGGATCAAACAATAATGTGATCGGTTCTGCTTCCCTAGAAGATGGTGATTATTACATCCCAATCGGGTCTCGTAACACTGAGGTAACCGTAGAGGTTATCTCTTCATCCATGTTCCCCTGTTCCTTCCAAGGCGCAGAGTGGGAAGCAATGTACACCACAAGAGCAACAAGGGTTTAAATATGAGACATGCCAGAAGTTCGTCTGTTGGTGACGTTCTCTGGCTTTCTCCTAGGCTACGGGATGCTGACCAGCGTGAACTCGCTGCTGCATCATCACGCCCAGAGGAAGCCTTGAGTAACGGACTGCATGACAGTCTGATTTGTAAAACGATATGCAATGACCAAGGTGAACCTGTGGCTATGTACGGTGTGGCACCGGGGCCTGAACCGTTGATTGGCCACCCGTGGCTCCTTGGGTCAGATAAGTTAGTAGATGTATCCCTTACATTTTTAAGGGAATCAAGTGGAGCGGTTAAGTCCTTACATGAGGCTGGCCCATTCCCCCTACTCCTAAACTACGCAGCATCATTCAATAAACTACACATAAGCTGGTTGTTGTGGTGCGGGTTTAGCTTGGGGAAGACCATTGATGTCAACGGCACCCCCTTCACTGGATTTTATAGGATACAAGATGTGTGAACCTGCAACCATCGCAATGATGGCACTTACTGCTGCCAGTGCTGCTGCAACCATGATGTCACAGACTGCCGCCGCTGATGAACAAACAGCAGCCAACGAGAGACAACGACAGGCCAACGAGAAAGGCCGTGCGTTTAATATCCAACAGGTAATGAACCAAGAGACCGAAGACTACGATGCAGCCTTAGTTGCAAAGGAAGATGCTTCTATTGAGGCTGCTAAAGCAAAGGCAACCGCACGTGTAGCATCTGGTGAAGCTGGTCTCGCACTAGATAGTAATAGTGTGAAGGTGATGATGGGTGACTTCTCACGCCAACAGGGCAAGAACGAAGCCCAGATCGATGACAACCTGAACCGCATGAAACAACAGCGGAACAAGGAGATCACCGGGATTCACCTACAGGCTGACTCTAAGAATGCACAGTTGGTTGCACCACCTACCCCAGATTACTTGGGAACCGCATTGGCGGCTGGTGGGAAGATGTTTGGTCAGTACACCAGTATGAAGATCGATAAGCCAGATGTACAGAAGCCAAGCCTAGGTCCACGCTATGAAACCACACTGGATTACTGATGACTGAATTAACTAAGACGGGTTACAAGGCGTCTGTATCCTTAGTAAATGGTTTCACCCAAGCTGCACCTGCTAACAGGAACGCTGGGCGATCTGCTGCTGGTCTTGCTGATGCCCTCTCATCCCTCGCTCCTGAACTTGGTAAGTATGCTGAGAAGAAGCGTGATGAGAAGGCCAAGCTGGATGAGCAAGAGGGTACAGTTGAAGGTAAGAAGGCTGCACTCCTAGCTAACGCCATGGGCCTTCAGAAGGCAGTGAGCCAAGGCCTAATACAGGATACAGAGAACCCTTGGTACTGGAAAGAATTTGAAGAGCAACGTGGTCGCCTAGCGGGTCAGGACTATGGTGTTGAACTCAAGGCTGCATACGCTGAGTCGGAAGCTGCTGGTTCACTTGATGCTAAATCCTTTGATGCGTTTGCTACTGAGTTCAGAGCCAAGAAGATGGCTGAGATGGGTGAGCAAACGGATAACTTTGAGGCACAGTGGTTAGAGAAGATCACATCCTCAGAGGCTGGACTTGCTGCCCAACATGCTGAAGGTGTTGCCTCACGTGTGAAGGCTCAGACCATCGATAACACTAAGAATGAGATCGTTGGTTTCCTTGATATCGATAACTCTACACCAGAACAGATGGTGGCAAGCATCACAGACCTACGTAAGCGTAAAGACTTCGTAGCCATGAACCACTTGGACTTCCGGTCTGCTGTGGTTGATGCCGTTGTACTCAAAGCAATGGAGACCAACGATGAGCGTTACCTGAAGGCATTCGATTGGATTGACCTAGGTGGTAAGGGTGCCCTTGGTAACACCAATGAGGTACGAGAGATACGCCGTAAGACGCACGTGAGTATCCTCAATACCAAGGCAACGATTGATGCGAACAAACATAGAGATCGTGAACGTGTACGCACCAAACAGATCAGGGATGCGAAGCGTGAGATCGATGAGGCCCTAGCTACAGACTCAGGGCACCAGTTTGATTTTGAGGCACTAAAAGCAAAGTACCCTCAGTTCGACACCATGCGTTCCCACATCATGGACACCCGGAAGTCCTTCAGACAAGAAGATGAAGAAGAGACCCCGGCTGACCTCGTAGCTATTGATATTGAGTTCGAGCAGAACCCTACACTAGAGAATGTCAGACTGTTATTCAGTTCTGACAGTCGCCTCATCAAGAACGCTACAACCTTCAACAGATATCTAACACTCGCTCGTAAGATTGAAGATTCTGGTGGGAAGATACCTTCCACATGGAAGCGTAGATTCACAGACATGAAGACCACATACGATGCAAAGTTTCGTGGTGGGCGTGGTGGAAGACAGAAGCCTGAATACGTAACCAAATGGCGTCGAAAAGCATGGGAGTTAGTCATGCGTGATGATTGGGATGGTCTCCATGAATCAGAGAAAGACAAAAGCTTCGACCTCATGGAACGTGAGTTAGACCAAGATTTCTCACAATAAATAATAGGAAACCTTATGGCAGAGCCAACAGCCGCAGATGCTACTTATCTGCAAGAAAACCCAGATATGGCAGAAGCGTTTGACCGTAAGTTCGGTGCAGGTGTCTCTGCTGGTATCTTAGCGCAAGCACAAGAAGCTGCACCAGCGGCCCCACCTTCAGCTACACCTGAAGCACCTACCCCCGCACCTCCCGAAGCTGCACCACAGGATGACGGTGTTGATGGCTTCATTGATAACGCACTGGACATCGCTTCAGGTATCCCTTCGGGCATCCTAGAGTCGGTGGACAATGGTGGCAAACTCCTAGAGGACATGCTGGACTCAGTAGGTGTTCCTACAGGTGTACGCCTGACGAACTCCCAAGGTGAGTTTGACCCAGGATTTATGAGCCGGGATGACTACAATGCATCCGTTGATTCCGGTGAGATGCAGCCACTGCTAGGTGACCGTAACAAGCCTGAGAATGGTGGGTTACTGAATGCTGTTGATGAGCCTGATACCGCTGTAGGTAAACTTACACAGGGTGTCTCACAGTTCGCTGTGGGTCTCCTTGGTGCAGGTAAAATCCTCAAAGGCGCAGGTATGCTCAAGCTGGCAGCTAAAGGTGCCGTTGTGGACTTCAGCCTGTTTGATCCACATGAGAAGCGTCTGTCCGACATCGCTGATGAGTGGGGTTACGGTAACATCGTTACTGATGCCCTAAAGTCAGAGCCGGGAGATAATGCTTGGATTGGACGCCTAAAGAATGCTGGTGAGGGTGTAATCCTTGGTGGTGTGTTGGACTCGTTCATTGCCAGCATCAAGGTACTCAAGGGTGCCAAACACAAAGATGTCGCTGCTGTTGAGGCTGCACTTAAAGAGGCAGATGATGCAGCAGGTAAGGCGTATGATGCGGATGGTAATGTCATCCCACAAGAAGCACCTGTAGCACCAGCTGCTGTAGCTGATGAAGCTGCACCTGTAGCACCCACTACTGTAGCTGACGAAGCTGCACCTGTAGTTAAACCTGTAGAACGTGATATCATTGACACATCACGCCCCCCTACCCCAGAAGAGTTGGCTGACAAAGCCTACAAGACTGATGGCGTGGACATGGGTGGTGAGGTGTTCAACGAGGCAACTGCTGCTGAAGTTGATGCCATTGCTAAAGAGATCGCCCGTACAGGTGCCTTACCAAAGGATATCGCTGGACGTATGAACCTAGCGCGTCATGTGAAGAATGCTGTTGATCAACGTGATCTTTCAGCAATCAACGCTGCGCTATCTACGGTGTTCAAGAAGTCTCTCTCAGGTGTATCTAAGACTAAATCACTGGCGAGTATGAAGTCTACGGCTGTAAGCATCGTCAGACGTTTGGACTTTTCTGCTGACCCTGAGTTAGCGGTTCAAGCTGCCCTGCAACGTGCGGGTGGTGTAGAGCAACTACAGTCTGAGTTGATGGCTGCTGAGTTGATGACGGTCTCATTGGAAACCAGTGCGAACAAGTTATCTCAGGACATCACTGCTGGTATCTTTGATGCCTTCGGTGGCTCCAAGGCAGCAGCAGAAGCTGAATATGTCCGTATGATCAAGATGGCTGCTGAAGCTAACACGGTCACACAGACGATCCTCAGTGGCGCTGGTCGTACACTACGTGCTTCACAAGAAGGTGGTGCTGTATCACAGGCATTTGGTGGCGTTAAGACTGCCATTGCACAAGCTGATCACATGGCCCGTAGTAAACTGGGTGACAGCATTGAAGGTGTACGTGATGCGGCTGAGAAGGCGACAGGCAAACAGCCTAAAGTCTCTCACAAGCAGATCGATCCAACGATGACGGCAGAGGAAATCCTTCACATTCGTGAGGCGGCTGAACTTGAGCCTAGCGTCTTCACCAAAGTTGCATCACGTGTGTACCTAGGTGCCGCTGATGGTGTCCCTGCTGTTGTGGAGTACACGTTGAACGCCCTGTTGTCTGGTGTGCATACCCACGTAGCAAACGTAGCTGGAACCTTCTACCGAATGAACATGGACCCCATTGAACATTATATTTCTGGTGTCCCTCTGTTGAATTGGTCTCGTAGAGGGAACAAGGTTGCCCGTCAGGAAGCACTCGACACGTTCCTTGGTACGTACAAGGCAAGTCTCCATGCTTCTAAGATGGCATTCCATGTGCTGTTGAAAGGGGAGAACATTCTCGACCCTCTCCAGAAGATCAACGAGAGTGATGTTGTCACATCCATAGGCAATCGTAACTTTGATGCCTCAGATATGATGAACATCTTCGACAACGATCTGACTGCTGGTGAAATGTTCACCCAGACCATCCGTAATGGTAAGAACGGCCTGATCAAGGCTGCTAGTAACATGAAGGATGAAGGTGCTACGGCGGCAGCTAAGAACGTACTTGGTAACACCGTGCGTGCGCCCTCTCGCCTACTGGCTGCTGAAGATGAGTTCTTCAAAGTGGCCGCTTACCACGGGAAGGTTGGTGCCCTAGCACGTAAACAGGCCATTGAAGAGATCACTGCAAAACAAGCATCTGCGATTGCTGATGGTAGAGCCTTTAACTTCGACAAGGAACTAGCCGCAAGTATCGATCAGAAGATGAAGGATGCTATTCGCGCACGTGAACTTTCTGCAACAGAGAAAGCTTCCATGTCGCCTGATGATCTGCTGGCTCTCCAGAATGGTAAGGCTAATGATGCCGCTGGTCTGGCTTATGCTGAGGATATCACGTTCACCAGCCGACTTGAGTATGGCATTGGTAAACACCTTCAGGCGTATGCCCAAGAGGCACCTGCATTTAAGTTCATTCTACCATTCATCCGTACCCCAACGAACATCTTCCGGTACACCCTTCACCGCACCCCGCTATTGGGTATGATTCAGAAGGATATGCGGGACGCTATTCGTCAAGGTGGCGTGGCTAGACAACGTGCATTCGCTAAACAGACTGTTGGTATCGCCTTCTGGGCTACTGCCGGGGCCATGGTTGCCACAGGTAAAATCACAGGTGGCTATCCTAAAAACAAAGCGGATCGTCAACTCTGGAAAGAGGCTGGTATTCAACCTTACTCATTCGTAACTGAGGATGATGATGGTATTAAGACGTACACCTCATTCCAACGTGCTGAACCAGGATCAACTAGCTTCGGTATGGTCGCTGACTTGTTCAAAATCCTTGAGAAACAGGATGAGCATAACGCTGGTGAACTTAGTGTCGCCATGGTGGCGGCGCTTGTTGCGAACATGACCTCAAAGACCTATCTAAAAGGCCTTCAGGATACCATTAGGTTCCTACAGGACATGGATGGCTATGGGGAAAACTTCATGGCTAACCGTTTTGGTATGTTGGTGCCTTCCATATTATCTCATTTCAACGATGATCCTTACCTACGTGAGGCTCATGGTATCGCAGAGGCTATGTTGGCTAAGACATCATTCTCTAAACGTCTTGATCCTCAGAGGAACGTCCTAGGTCAACCAATCCTGAAGCCTACTGAAGCCTATGGTCCTGACGATATCTCACCTTTCGCTATTACCACGTGGAAGTCTGATGTTGTACGGGATGAACTCATCCGTTTGGAAGCCTCTATTGGTTTCCCAGCTACGAGTAAGGGTAACATCGACCTGTTGTCTGAAGACCTACGGGTGTCTGACACACAGTCGGCCTATGATCGCTGGTTGGAACTCACAGGGACTATTGACGTTGGGGGTATGACCCTACACCAAGCCCTTGAAGACCTCATTGATCACCCTGATTGGGACACTTTAGAGTCTGATGACTTCGATAATGGTGAGTTTGCTGCCCCCGGTACAAAAGTTGGGCAAGTACGAGCATTGATTCGTGAGTACCAACAGATTGCACTTGAAGACTTACGTGATGAGCATCCAAAGTTGGACGAAATGCTTATGAACGATGAGGATGCCAAGGATGACTACAAGTACTCTGGAAGAGTTCCAGAAGCACTCCAACAATAATAACGAGAGGCCCCCTAACCGGGGCCTTTCTTCTTTCATATACAAGGAAACGCAATGGCTCTTCCCCCATACGAACTGAAGAATGGTGATGGTGTTACCACAAACTTCACCTTCTCCTTCCCCTACCTTGAGCAATCCCATGTAAAAGTCTTTGTTGACGGTGTGTCGAGTGCTTATTCATGGGTATCCTCTCAGTTAATTGAGATCACACCAGCACCAGGATCAGGTACAGGTAACGTTTTAGTAAAACGTGAGACTGATACTGTCCCTTCTGTAGACTTTGCTGATGGCTCAACACTAAACGAAGCTGATCTAGACACCGCTACTTTACAATCATTGTATGTGGCCGAAGAGAGCAACTACACAGCCAGTAACTTAACCATTACTACCAATCTTGCTGGTCAGTGGGACGGTGATTCCAAGAGACTCGTATCTCTAGCTAACCCTACAGATGTACAAGACGCTGCAACCAAGGCTTATGTAGATACAACCGTTGCCCCGGCTCTTGCAGCCCAAGCAGCCGCTGTGGCCGCTCAAGCAGCAGCCGAAGCAGCCCAAACAAGTGCTGAGACAGCAGAGACAAACGCTGAGACAGCAGAGACAAACGCAGCAGCTAGCGAAACAGCAGCGGGCGTGTCTGAAACAAACGCAACGGCAAGCTATGACGCTTTTAATGACCGTTACCTTGGTTCAAAGGCAAGCGACCCAACCCTCGACAACGATGGCGATGCGCTGATTGATGGCGCGATGTATTGGAACACCACCGACAACAACATGTACGTATATGACCTTGGCGGAACCGCTTGGGTTACGGTGTCAAACAATTCAACTTCAGTGGCCGCAGCAGCGTCGGCAAGTGCCGCGTCTACCAGCGCATCAAACGCATCCACGTCGGAAACAAATGCGGAAGCAGCAAAGGACGCAGCGGTCGTTGCACAAGCTGCCGCAGAGGCTGCTCAAGCGCTGTCAGAGACAGCACAGACCAACGCAGAGACAGCAGAAACAAATGCAGCAGCATCGGCAGCAGCCGCAGCCGCTAGCGCAGCATCAATCACATCGGGGGCCAGCGTTGGCCTCGTCTTGGCATTAGGAGGCTAACATGGCCGAAGCATTTCAGAGCGTACAACAAGCAACGTCAGCGTCGTTTGTCACTATTTACACCGCACCAGCCCTCACGTCTTCAATCGTAATCGGCTTCTCTGCCGCGAACACGAACGCATCGGCAGCGAAGGACTTCTCGTTGCAGAAGGTGGCAAGCGGCGGCGCTACAACGACGGTCCTTGCGAACGAAATTTCTATCCCGACGAACGACGCCCTCAACCCGATCCAAGGCAAGCTGGTCTTGGAAGCTGGCGATTACATCCAGATCAAAGGGACTGACACGGACATCGACTGCACGATCAGCATTTTGGAGATCACTTAATGTCAGGCTTTCTCGTAAACCCCGGCGGCACTGTTCAAACGGGTGACATTGACGATGGCGCGGTAACTACAGCCAAGATTGCAGCGGGTGCAGTAACGGCAGACAAGGTTGCTAGTGGTGTAATCGCAGATCAGCTAGCCCGCGATATGGCTGCGTCTGCATTGGCCTACACGCTCGCTCAAAACGATGCCACAAGCATCACCGGATCAATCGGGCGGTTTTATCTCTCGGATGATTTTGAGACTGATAGCCTCGCCACAAAGACCAACGCAACCTATAACGCGACGGGTGATTATTACGGAAACCCCGGCACACCTTCTGAAGTAGAGCCAAACGGGACTGTTTTTGGTAACATGACAGGCCAAGGCGGGCTTGCTGCGGCGTTCGATAACAACACCAATCAAACGCAAGCGCAAAGTGCGTATTTGTCAGGCAGCAATAACTATGTCGGCAAATCATTCACCACAGGCCAAAATATAACTCAGGTCAAGGTTTATGCGTCAAGCGATGCGTTTGGGTTTGGTGGATTGTCTAATGCTACGACCATCACGATTTACGGCAAAAACGGCGCACCGTCTGCATATAACGACGGTACAGTTATTGGCTCAGAGCCGTCATTCACGCCCGCCGCGTCACAAATTAAAACAATCGCGTGTGATGATACCACGGCATACACTCACGTTTGGGCCGCGATTAACCAGAACAACGATACGTCTTGCGCTGAGTTAGAATACTTCGTCGCTGGTACACCTATAAACATGACGCTCGCCCCAACAGCAGTCACGCTCACCACGGCCAACCCGTCCGACCTTGCAGCTTACGTTGTCATTGATCCTCAAGAGGCAATCACAGTCGGCACCGACATTGTGATGACCATGAGTATTGACGGCGGGACTACGGACGCGACAGGAACGTGGACTAAAGTTGGTGATATTGGCGTTGAGGAATTATACCGCGTCGAGGCTGACGTGTCGGCGCAAACTGGATCGTCGCTGACATACGAAATTACCACGGCGAACTCAAAAGAAATCCAATATCACGATTGCGTCGGCATCGTGGCGATTTACTAGGAGCATATTATGGCATCAGAAAAATTTCAACATCGCCAAGCACTAGGCCGGGGGCTTCCTTTGACGACAGAGGAATATGAGGCAGCGACTTTGCTGGCTGATATCATCGAAGCCACGCCACCGGGACAGCGCACGGCACGTATGCAGTCGCACCTTGACCGTGTTCGAATGGTAGTCCCGATTGAGAGAAACAAACTATGAGTAACTTTCTAGTAGGTCGCAACCTCGCTGACCCATCGTATGACGTGTTCAGCGGCAACGGAGCGCAGACGGGCTTCACGCTGACCACGCAATCGTCCACGGCAGCGGCGACGGTGACGATCTCTGGCGTCACACAGCGACCCAGTACGGACTTCACGATCAGCGGCACGACGCTGACGTTTACGACTGCCCCAGCAAGTGGCACCAACAACGTCCTCGTTCAGTACAACAAGGCATACGTTGTCGGCACCCCCGGCGATGCAACGGTCACGACTGCAAAGCTGGCAGACGATGCCGTAACCACAGCCAAGATTGGTGATGACGCCGTTACCCTCGCCAAGATGGCCGCTGGCACGGCTGGCAACCTTATCACGTATGATGCCTCTGGTAATCCTGCTGCCGTTGCTACTGGCACTGTCGGTCAGGTGCTTACCTCTGGCGGTGCTGGTGTTGCTCCGACTATGCAAGATGTTGCGGGTGCCACTTACACACCTTCAACAAAGCAAGCAACAACATCGGGTAGCGTCACGTTTTCAGACGTTCCTGCGGGATGTAAGATGTTCTTTATTGCACTCAATGAAGTCAGTGGAACAGCAGCTTCACCTCCAACGCCAAGAATTCAATTAGGTGATGCTGGTGGTATTGAAACCACTGGATATATTTCAACATCAACAGTAACTCTTGGTTCTGACGGATCGGCGCTTACTGATGGGTTTGCTATTCGGGGAGTGAACTCTGCAAGCAAGCACATAGGTATTTTTACATTTGTATTGCAAGACGCGTCAACAAACACTTGGATCGCTGGTTATTCGGGACGCCTTGATGCTGCTCTAACTTGTATTGTTGGCGGTGGTTCAAAGTCTTTGTCCAGTGAGTTGACACAGATAAAGATACTGGACGCAGGGGCGTTAGATGCTGGCTCTGTAAACATCATGTATTTCGAGGGTTAATAAAATGACAAACTATATTGCAGTTATGCAAGTGGACGGCCAGACCGTCACGAAGTATCAGCCCTTTGAAACAAAACTAGAGGCAGACGCCCACATAGAGGCTTTTAGTGACAGGTTTCCTTCGGCTTTTGTTATTGCTCATACAGGGACAGTTACAAAATATCATATAGTTGATCCTATTGCGAAAACAATAACACTAGACGCTGTTTTGCAAAACCAAGACGCCATTACTGAAACGGCCAAGGCTGAAATCGCCCGCCTCGAAAACACAATCTCAGAACGCCGCAAACGCGAAGCCATGCTTGGTAACGCAGAGGCCATTGCCGAAATCCAAGGCGTCGAAGACTTAATTGACATTGAGAGGGCAAAGCTATGACACAGACAGTACAAGTAGAACTCTTAGGCGGGAACTTGGCCGAGCAAATTGACAGCCTCAAGATGGGCCTCATGCTGAACACCTTCGATGATCTAGTGGATCATGGGCGCACACTGGTATCTAGTCCGGTTGTGATCGCTGACGAATTTGAGGATAGCGCAGGGATCGACGCGGCAAATTCGACGGGCGAAACCTATAACGCGGCGGGATATGTTTCAAACGCGGGGGGCTATAGCGCCGATCAAGTGCCAACAATGACCAGCAACACATCGCCAGGCGGCACGTTAAGCCGTTCGGGCGGCACCTCAAACGGCGATGTTTGGCATGTTTTTAACGATGTTCTTGGTGGAACTTATTTTGTGGCGACCGGCGCAACTGGGTGGATACAATATCAGTTCACAAGCGCAAAAACGATATCGGCTTACACCTTAACGGGCTTTGTGGGTGATGTTGATCGAAACATAAAATCATGGACGTTATCAGGCTCAAACGACGGCGTTTCGTTCGATGTTTTGGATACCGTGACAAACAACCTTTTGACCAATGCAACGGAAACCTTTGTTTGTGATACGACAGGGTCTTATACCTATTACCGGCTAACAGTGACGGCAAACAATGGCAACGGGTCTTATTATCAGCTTGTTGAAATGGAAATGTTTGAAACCGTCACGCCCGCCGCTTTGGACGTGCGCAGCGTCGGCGTCACGATGAACGGTGCGCCGACCAGTGGTTTTTTCGTCGGCAAGTTTTCACAGTCCGATCCCGATACCGTTTATGCGTCAAGTGATGGCGGCGTGACTTGGGATACTGTAACCCTCACAGATTATGGCGATTTTGCCACGGGTGTCAGCCTGTTTGCTGGTCCTGTTACTCTGACGGGCGGCGGCACTGATGTTCGCCTACGTGCTACTAAAGCAAGCGGTGCAGAGTGCCGTGTCGAAGCATGGTCGGGAGTATTTGGATGATACGCATAATTAACAATCGCCCGTACACGCCTAAAGACCGTGATAAGTGGGTGAAGCAAATCAAGAAAGATAAGCTAGTCAAAGAAAGCCAACAGGCCGAAGAAGGCTTGGTGATTGCGGAGCCTCAGTAGTGGCTGAAGATTCCAACCAACTAACCCCTGAAGAAATCCAGTGGGTAAAAAATGGGATCGCAGATGAAAAAGCAAAGTCACGGTTAGCATTAAAAGTTAGGAACTACCTTACATTTATAATACTGATCGTGGGTTCTTTCACTCTATTCTACGATCAACTCAAAGCAACCATCCAACACTTCGTGAAAAGCATGTAATGACGGTCCTAACTTCATAAATCAACCTGATGGTTACCTAAAGGTAATCTAACGGAGAAACATAATGAAAACCTTTATGGTCACCCTAGTGGTGGCCTTTTTCTTTGCCTCAATGGCATCTGCCAATACCTTTAAGACCCCCTTTCAGGGCTTGATCTTTGTGGTCTACGAGAAGTGTAACCCAGCAACTGACTGTGGTGCCATTGTACTCCGAAAGGACTTCCCTGATGCAGCAACATGTGAAGAGAACACTGAGGGTGCCGTATTGGAACTCTCTGAGGTCTACGTAGGTGCACGTGTGGAAGGCCACTGTATACCTAAGGGGAGTAGACCCGCATGATCCTCACCACAATCGTGGGTGGGGTGATATCCCTAGCAACCGATTGGTTCGCCCGTAAGCGCGACGAGTCGAAGGCTGTGCATGACGCCAAGATGGCTACTGTGCAGCAGACGGGTAAGTGGGAAGAGATTATGGCAGAGGGGTCACTGACCTCTTGGAAGGACGAGTACCTTACCATCATCTTCACCACCCCCTTCATACTCCTTTGGGTATCAGCCCTATTCGACATTCCATGGTTAGCAGAGCGAGTCAAAGAAGCCTTCGCGATTGTGAACGACACCATACCCCAAGAATACTGGTGGGTACTTGGTGCTATCGTCGCGGCTTCCTTTGGTATCCGTAAGCTGTCTGACCTGTTCAGTAACATTAGGAAATAACATGGATGACAACAGGAAGGCCCTAGAGGGTCTATTCACTGAGACCATCAAGCAACTGAAGCTACGGATTGCATCTGGTGAGGCCACAGCGGCTGACCTAGGTGTTGCCCGTCAGTTGCTCAAGGATAACGGCATCGAAGCCCTCTCTACGGGCAACAATGAACTATCCAAATTGAAAGCCTCTATGGAACTTGAGGACTTCGATGTGGATGAAGAGGACAACGTAGTCGCTCTTCGATGATTGATGAAGCACAGGAGCATCTTCTCCGCGCCAAGTTAGTAGCTATTACTAATAATGAGAAAGACCCACACAAGGTCAAGATGGCGCGTAAGAAGCTGGCTCGTATAGACCCATTCGCAGCAGACTTCAGACACTTCCTGAAGCTGATCTGGAATGAGATTGGGTTACCCGTTCCGACACCAGTACAATATGACATCGCCAAGTATCTCCAAGAGGGACCGAAGCGTTCCATCATCGAAGCCTTCCGTGGTGTAGGTAAATCCTTCATCACCGGGGCCTTCGTTGTGTGGCACCTTTATCGTGACCCTCAGTTGAAGATCATGGTGGTGTCTGCTGGTGCAGATCGGGCAACCGCATTCTCACACTTCGTAAAGAGGCTCTTTGTTGAGATACCCCTCTTACGCCACCTTCAACCTGATCCCTCTAAAGGCCAACGTGAATCGGTCATTGCCTTCGATGTAGGCCCAGCCATTGTTGATCAATCCCCCTCAGTGAAGTCTGTGGGTATCAACGGGCAGCTTACAGGCTCACGTGCTGACCTCATCATCGCTGATGACGTAGAGGTGACCAACAACTCCATGACCCAGACCATGCGTGACAAACTCGCTACTCTGGTGAAGGAATTTGATGCTGTATTAAAACCCCTACCCCGTGCCCGGATCATCTACCTAGGTACACCACAGACTGAGATGTCTCTCTACAATGAGTTGACCAAGCGTGGCTATGAGTTACGCATCTGGCCAGCACAGTACCCCTCTGAGTTACAAGTGGTGGGCTATGGTCCCTACTTGTCTCCGTACATCTCAACCAGGATTACCAAGGAGAACGTAGGTCGCTCCACAGACCCACAACGGTTTGATGATGTGGACCTCTCTGAACGTTTAGCATCCTATGGTAAGTCAGGGTTTGCCCTACAGTTCATGCTCGACACATCCCTCGCTGATGTTGATCGATACCCATTGAAACTCTCAGACTTCATTGTGTCTTCCCTAGGTGACCCTGAGAAGGGACCAGAGAACCTCATCTACGGTAAGTCCAAGGAGTCACTACTGGATAACCTTGAGGCCATAGGTCTCGCTGGTGACTACTGGTATGAACCTATGGGACCGGGACAGGCCAACGTTGAGTGGACTGAGTACACCGGATGTGTGATGGCAGTTGACCCATCAGGCAGAGGTAAGGATGAGACCGCCTATGCCATCGTTAAGATTCTAGCTGGTAGATTGTACTTGGTAGCCTCTGGTGGTTTCACTGGTGGTTACGAAGAGGACACCGTACTACGTCCTATTGCTGAACTGGCAATGAGACATAAGGTGAAACATATCGTGGTCGAAGAGAACTTCGGTGGTGGTATGTTCGCACAGCTACTGAAACCCGTACTTGGACAGGTGTATAACTGTATGGTCGAAGAGGTACGACACTCCACACAGAAGGAGATGCGTATCATCGACACCCTAGAGCCTGTACTGAACTCTCACAGGCTTATCGTGGACCGGGATGTCATTGAGGCAGACCTGAAGTTCGCCTTATCTAAGGAGAAGAACAAACAGTACTCCCTGTTCTACCAACTCACACGCCTCACCAAGGAGAGAGGTTCCCTAGCGCATGATGACCGTCTTGATGCCTTGTCGATTGCTGTAGCCTACTGGGTGGAACACATGTCACGTGACCATGTGAAGGCCAAAAAGCAACGCAAAGACAAGGACCTCAAGGAAGAGCTAAAAAGGTTTATAAAACATGCAGTTGGAAGGGATTCTTACAGTAAAAAGAGAAGGCGCAGGTAATTAGTGCCACCTATAGCACCCCCAGTGCAAGCTAATAGTAATAGTACTAGGTATTAATAGTAGTATAACTATTAGTACTACACCATGCCTCATAATCTAGGGTACTGATGTGACACTAAGGTGATTACTTTATGCTACACCTAGGTTTCTGAGGGGTTACCTAGGTGTAGTAACTCTTTCTACATGGGTAATGTACACCGTAATCAATACCCACATAACTAAACCCCTATGCTAAACACTCTAGGATGCCCTAGGAAGCCCATACAGAGCCATCAGGTTCTAGGGTATGTCCATGGGTGTTGGTGTCTATATGCAAATCTGGATGCATCCTAGGCGATCCTAGGGTATACAAAGGAGATAACCTATGGCTAAACCTATTGCTGGACAGAAGTGTACCAAAGAATGGGGCAAACATCTACGGAAGTGGGGCAAGAGGGACGCTAATGGGAGACTGAGGGGGAAACTGAAGGTGAACCCTCGTGAGTGTAAGGTGGAACTGCGGCAAAATGATTCGCATATCTAAATACCCCACGTATATATGAGATTTTTAGATTTTCCCCCCGGTGGGTGGGGGCCGGGGCTGTGAGAAATGAAGAGGCCCCCCCCTCAATAGATTTTTAATCAATGGCTCCGGTCCTATCTAAACCAAGGTGACCGCCGGGGCCGGGGCCAAGGGATAACAGAGGGGGCTACATGGGGGCTATGGCCTTATAATAACGATATAAACATATCTTTATATCCTGGATTTATTGGTGTGTTGACGTTGTTCGGGCATATTCCAATTTATCTATGCGCGTTTCGTTTAATAGTTAGAGACAGGGCCTGTACCCTTCTCTTCCCCCACGGTCACACACTGGTCACACACTGGTCACACCTTAGTCACACCAAAAGCTGACACCATGCGCCGGCCGATTTCCCCTATCTACTATCTAACCTATCTATAAGCCTCACAGAGTACATATATATAAGACAACAACACCACACCACAGCACCGCCCCCATGGTTTGAATTTATTTTCATTCAGGGGGCTTTTTTATCATTTTATCCCTTGTTTATATCCTGATTTGCATATAACGTGTGAAGAGTAGTTATTCATTCACATCTGCAAAGGATTACACATTATGAAAATCACCGCTTTTGAAACCTTCGGCATCCTAATCACAATCATCATGTTGGCCATGGTGACCCGCTTAATCGTTTGCGCCTAATCATTCACATCTGAAAAGGGATACACAATATGACACGCATCATCACAGACGCCGACGTTTACGCATCACAGTCACAAGCTTTTATTGATTATCAATCGGGCGGTGAAGAGCCACTAACTAAAACACAGATCGCCGTTGCCACCGGGAAAAGCTTATTCCACAAGGCAAAGGTTAAATCCGTATCGGATGGCATGGGGAAGAGCGAACGTGTCATCAAGAAATCAACCAACGTTAAGCTTGGAAAGAAAGTGACCAGCGGCACCCATAAGGGAATGCCTATCTATACCGTGACCCTTGAAGAGCGCGCAACCTGCCCCGCATCATGTAAGCATTGGGCCGATTGCTACGGTAACAACATGCCGTTCGCAACACGTTACACATATGATGAAGCTTTGGTTTCGTCCATAGAAGAGGAAATCGAATTACTAAACCACAAGCACCGTAAGACTGGCTTTCTTGTGCGTTTGCATGTGTTAGGTGATTTTCCAGATATGGAGTATGTGGAGATGTGGGATCGCCTATTGCATAACTTTGAGCATCTGTATGTTTATGGGTACACTGCGCATCCTGTTAACACTCCACTAGGCGAATACATTGTCAAAAACCTAGGTGCTACCTATGGCAAGCGCTGGATGGTCCGCGTATCGGGTGATTTCTCACAGAGTTTCAGCGCCTTAAACGACGACCCCGTGCATATGTATATGGTCGAAAAGAAACAAGCTTTCATCTGCCCCGTACAGACTAACAAGGTGTCCGATTGTGGTGCCTGTGGTCTATGTTGGACCGCAACGAAGCCTGTTGTTTTTCTGTCTCATTAATCATTCACATCTGAAAGGATATTCACGCTATGCATACCGTAACAACCCGCGACCTGATGAACGAAATCAAACGTGATGACATCAAACATGACCCATGGGGAACCGCTATGAATTGGCTGTTCTGTCTCTGTGATGAGTTGGAATTGGATCGGGGCATTCCTACGCCTGATCATTGGGAATTCCAAGCTAGTCCCTTTGGAGATGGCACCGAAGGGAATCACCCACGCGACATCATGCAGGATGCCAGTGACACCGACCTATTGCGCTTTGGTGAGGTACTGCACCGCTTCATAGCATCATGTGACGCGCAGGGCCTGTCTTACTAATCACCTATCTATCTAATCACCGCCACCTATAGATATCTTGAAAGGATAAACCAATGGAACAAACCAACCTCAAAATAGGGGTCACCAAAAAAGGCCACCGTATCTGGCTAGATG